GATACGCCTGTGCTGGCAGAAGAGTTTGCCACGAGTGTTGTACCGTCAGCACCTACGCCAAGGTTAGTTACTGATGAAGCACCATTGCCAACAATCAAATCGCCTTTGGCGGCAACAGTAGCCTTAGGGATAGCGTTAGCGACGGAGAATGATGAAGGAGATGAGACGGTAGCCACATCGCCTGCAACAAGGGCTACAAGCCCTGTAATGGTGTTTCCAGTGCTGGCTGTATAGTCTACGCCACGCTCTAGCAGTACGCCGTTAACAAAGACTTGCTCGGCTCCTGCGGTGTATAGCAAAGAGGCTCCAAAGCCGTCAGTGCCTGAAAGAGTAGTCTCGCCACCTGTGGCAGTATAACGCCACTGAGTTAGCGTGACACCCTGGTTATTTGGGTGACGCAAAACTGTCATTAGGAAATCTCACTTCCGAAAGCGTTGAATGAGACAGAGGTAGAAGATGCTGCAATTGAAAGAACGTCTGTTGTTGCAAAAGTTAAGCCAAGGGTAAGAGTGTCTGTAGCGTTGCTAGCAAGGACTACATCGTAAGCAAGGTACTGCTTAGGAGTATCTCCTGCTCCTGCTACGCGAGCAGAGATGCGGTATGTCTGAGCAGTTGTAGACTGGTTACAGATAGTTACGCTTGAGACAACTGCTGAAACACCTGTTGGTGCATAAAGAGTTGTTAGATTGGAGGACGCGCCTGCCGCTGTTGTTGACGCTGGGACTGCTTGCCCAAGCACCTTATATGCTGTTGCCATTTATTTTCCTTTGCTTGGTTAAGCGCCCATTGTAAGGAACGCGATACTTGTTACATCTCCAACGCCAGCAACTTGATCTGGCACGCCATGCACGCCATTAGTGGCGTTAATATGAGTGTTAGCATCTCTCATGTCACGAGCGGTAATTACGTGGCGGACTGTAGCGCCAATGCCGTGTGCGGTGGGAGTTGTGCCATCTACACCACGGACGATAGTTGCAGTCAAGCCAGCGACGTTTGTAACGTCTACCAACTCTTCAAGTCCAGAGTTAAAATCTACTGCTAGAGTAAACGGTGTTGTTGATGGCCAGCCAGTTGTTGAGGCTACAGTCATCAACGTAGCCGTTGAGGTAATTGCAGTTGGCAAAACAGTGTCTTGCGCTATGCTTGAATAATAGCGAATTGTCATGTCTTAGCCTTATCTTGTTATGTGGACGCGAGGAGGGAACTGCTCTTGCTGGCGACGCACTTCAATAAGAAGTCGATCATTGTACATTTGCTTAAGCATTCGTGAAAGATTTGCGGCTGAGCCGATTGGATTGGCAGTGCCTTGTGCTGACGCTTCAGCGGTAGTAGCAGGTACGCGACCAAGGTCTAGGTAAACAGCCATACGGTAGGCAGCACCTAGGATAATAACTTCACGAGCAGATGAAGGTAACCCTGTTACCGATTCAAATACATCTGTAGTGTTAACCATAGGAACTGGCTTAGTAGTGTAACGAACTGTTACAGTACGTCCTGGGATGATACCGTCGCTAATGCTGACAGTCTTAGAGCCACCCCATGTGGCTGGGTCTGCCATACGGTCTACACGGTAGTGACGAATTGGAAGCCATTCACGGGATGGCCCAATAGTCTGCCATGAGATACCCATCACATCGATACAGTCCGCTGGAAGTGGATATGTTGTGCGAGCAGCAGAGAATGGGAAAGTTGTTGAGGCTGTGGCAAAGAGATCTGGATAGACAGCATCGATAGCGGAATTAAGATTCCGTTCAATGGCTGAGCGCGGGAACACGGGAGCGATGGTCACCCTAGTTCCAGAACTATGCGCTACGGCAGTAGTTCCTCGATAGCCTCGTCCGTAAGGAGCAACGGTTGCTGTATTTGATGTCTTGTCAAAACTGTCTATCCAGATAAGTTCATCATCAATCTCAACCAGACCACGAGAAAGAACTGCACCGTTTTGTACGGTGAATGTTGTGTCTGTTGCGCCAATGGCAGCAGTGAGAGATGTCGCTTGATCTTGGCGTTGCGTATAGCCTGAGAGCAATAAGTGTGTCTCATTAACTAAATCTAGTAATGTTGTCATTAGTTCGCAATCTGTCTAGCGGCTTCGCTTTCGCCTAAGCCAGATGTTCCAGCGAGGGCATTAAGAACTCCTGGTGTATCAAGATAATAATTCTTGCCACCATTTCTGTTGGCATAAATAAGATTAAGCACATCAATACCACGAGTGGCTTTGTGACCTGGGATTGCTATGTTTCCCCAGAGCACTGCTGCGCCATCAAAATCATATTGAGGTACGCCATTGACAATAGTATTTGCCAAACGATTCATGTGGTAAGTGGCTGTTACGCCCTTAATAATTCCTCCGACGCCCATAGCATCCCCCTTTAATTAATAGTTACTTAGTGCCTTTGTTGGTTCCACCAACGCCTTTATAATCGCCATAAGCACCGCTTGGGCGACCTGATGTGTGACTATCTACATCACCAATAATTGTCTTATCGCATCCGCATTCTTTGCACATTATTTTACCTTCTTTAGGTTAGGGTTAGATTTCTTAGCAGCAGGAGAAGCCTTGCGAGTTGCTGATGCTAAAATAGCGCCAGCAGCCTTTTGAGATACTCCCTCTTTCTTTGCAATAGATGCTTGCACCTTTGCGAATCCTGGGTGTTTCTTTTTCACTTCTTGCCTGCTTTGATCTTGGCAACAAGTGCTTTGTCCATCTTAGCGTCAGCCTTTGCTGATGGCTTCTTAGCGTCCATCTTGGTGTCAGCCTTCTTAAAGGCTGCCTTCTGTGCTGGGCTCAAATTTTTAGTTGCCTTAGCGTCTTGCTTCTTGTCTGACATTGCCATCTTATGCTCCTATTTTCTTTTTGGCTTTTGTGACTTTCTTGGCAGATCCCATAGTATCCGCGTTAAATGCAGTGCCGAGGGTATCGCTAGCAGCAACTGCTGCTTGGATTGCCTTGGCTGATGTTCCCTCTGGTTGAATGCCTTGCTCTCTGGCTTTCTTGTAGTCGGCAAGTTCCTTATCCCACTTCTTCTGAGGCATTGAATCTGCTCTGCCAGCATCACCAGTGTTCATCTGAAGCGTTGCTATTTTACAAGCAAAACAACCCCAGACGAATTCTTCGTGATCGTGGGTTGATTCTTCTTCGTCATATCGGGGAAGGTGGTCCCAAACTTGATCGCACTTGGTGCAACCATATTCCACAACGATAGTAGCAAATCCGTTCTCACGGTCTATACCCCACTCAGAAACTTTATGTACGTGATCGCATGCCATTTTTGATTCCCATCATCATCTCAATGTTGCGTTTAATTCTAGCGGTCTCGGGACCTTTGCCCTTGTGGGCTTCTTGAGCAAATGCGATAGCCGCATCTAGTTCCCCAAGTTTGAAAGCAGCCTGGGCTGCAATGTCATAGGCTTTCCAGTTCCAGGCACTAGGCTCGTGGAGATAGTGGATAACCCGTGGAAGTTCAAAGCATTTGATAGCGGCGTCCAGTGCCTGCTGCCAAGCACCCCTTCTAAGGGCGTCAGAGGCCATTCCTAGCCACGATTCTCCCTCATTAGGGCAAAGACGCACACCCATGGTAAACCAGACCTCAGAAGGCTGATTAAGGGCTCTTGCGGCGTCCCCCGCCCAACGGCATACAGCCGCTAGTTCGTGGTCCATGCCGTCCAGTTTGAGCGTCTTTTGAGCACTCCATAGAACCTTGTCCCACTTCTCGTGGAAGTAATACTCTCGACAAAGGTATGTCCACATGCGTGGATCCTCTGGCATCTCCTTGACTGCATCCTCAAGCATGGTCTCATACTGGCCACGAGACTTGGTAGTATCGGGCTGGTGCTTGATGACCGTGGTCGTGTCGCAGTAGGTAAACTCTTCATTGCCATCGGTTCGAACTAGTGCCTCATGGCATGGCCACTTCCAGGTCCATCCATGACGGCTATGTAGCCGATCTACTTTCCATGCGAAGCCAGTATCCAAAGATACCCAGCCTCTGTCCGCTCCGCGCACCCACTGGTTCTGCACCTTGCGGTAAAAATTCTTTTCTGGCACTTCATCCATATCCAGGATAAGACACACATCTACGTCTTCTGGTACTAGGGCTAGCGCTTGGTTTCTTGCTGTGTCGAACCGCCAAGGTGATACAATGGTTGTCCCGACAATGAGATTGTCCGCCTGATGTAGGAGTTCCAAGGTATTATCCGTGGAGCCTGTATCAAGGATGATTCTGTAATCTGATTCTTTTGTGGCTTCAAGCCACCGCTTGACATGCTTTGCTTCGTTTTTACAGATTGCATAGGTTGCTATTTTTATTCTATTCTGGGGCTGCTTCTTCATTCAGTAAGTCCATTTCCATCAAAATGACTCGCTTGCGTATTAGTTCATCTGGTGTTTCTTCTGTCATGGCATCGGTGTAATTGTTGCACCATATCCCGCAGCAACCAACTGGTCGCGCTCCTTTTGGGTAATGGTATAAACGTGTCCGCCAATGTAGGCGTGCTCTGCTGCTGTTACTTCTGATACTTCATAGGTACGATTGCGTGTTACTACACCATTAGTCATCAAGAGTGTATCGGCACGAGCAATGCGATAACGCCACATAAGTGCGCCAAAGCCAGCAGGTGTCTCATCTGTGGTTGGTGGTGTAAAAATGTAATTAGCCATGTCGCTCCTTTGTTAAGAGTAGACTCCCCCCGAAGGGGGAGCCACTCGACTACTTAATTAATTAAGCAGAGTGAATCGAAGATGTTGATTCGATACGGATCAATGCAGGATCACGGTAGCGCTTGAAGCCAAGTACGCCGTACCATCCAATTGGACGGAAACGGAGCAACTTGTCAACAATTGGACCGAAGACCACATGTGGCTCTTCAGCAACCGCTTCAGCAAGTGCTTGCTTTCCAGCGACGATTGTACGGAAGACGCGTGTTCCACCAGTACCGTTGGTATATGAGGTTGTTCCAAATGTACCTGAGTATGATGTGTTAGCGGCTGTTCCGATTGCACCGTCTGCTGTGTTGAACATACGTGGAGACTCAACGAACATTGCGCCTTCGTATGTTCCGATTGTGCCTGGCCAGAACTCAGAAGAACCTGTCTCTGAGTACTTGTGGTCATCACGCCATCCGCCTGAACCAGTCTCAGCACGGAGATCGTGTGAAACTTCTGGGTGGATACCAACGTAGTAGTAATCTCCCTGACGTGGGACTACCTTGTTAGCACGGAGTTTAGCAACTGCAAAACGGATGTCACGAGACTTGATGGTATCTGTTGAAAGAACCTTACCCTGTGTGACACCTGCTGTGTATGAACCATCGAAGGTTGATACGAGGTTTCCGTTGACTTCTGCAACAGCCTGTGGGCCACCGACAAGCTCCTGGAGAGCAACTGCATCGAGAGAATCGAGCATGTTATATGAGATGATGTCAACAAGTGCTGGGTCGATATCTGAGAATGAGAACAACTCGAGTTTACGAGTAACGAGTGAAGCGTTACCGTATTCGTTAAGTGTTACAGTAATAGGTGTTGTTGAACCTAGTGCAATAGCGTCTGGATCTGTTGTCTCAGAGAGCGCAGTTGTAACTGGCGCCATATCTGAGTAGATGTTGAAGACGATAGATGAACCAGGCATAGCCTGCTGTACTGGCTTCTTATCCGCAAGGTCGCGGACCATAGGCACAGCACGAAGTGCAAGTTCAATGTAGCGGTCATACGCGGTTTGTACAACTGAGGTACCAACTGCGGATCCCGTACTGTTATAGGCGTTAGCCATAGTGCGTTACCCCTTTCGAAGGGTTAGTGGATTAATTAAAATGCTCGACGTCCAGAGCCAGTGTAACCGTTGACACCTGTAATCGCGTCCAAGTCCGCCTTTGTAAGGTTAGGATTATTGATACGCGCTGTCAGGTCTGCAACGTTTGTTGCTGGGATAGCAGTCTCAGTAGCGTTGTTAATACGCTGGAACTGGGATGCTGCTTCTTGCCTCTTTTCGTCTACTGCGTCAGGCTCTTGCGTGGTCTGAAAACCGAATACATCGGCATTCTCAGTAAGCCACGAATTAACCTGCTCGGGTGTTGAAACATCGCTAGGAATGAACTTAGCGATTTTGCTAGGCACACCCTTTGAGTCCAGCACGTCCTTGACGGTACGCTCACGGAGCATAGAGTCGCGCAACGCGTTGGCTTCTCTTAGTTCCTGGTTCTCTTTTTCAAGACGCTTGAGCGCCTTACGAAGTCCTGCTGGGATCTGTTGTTCCTGCGCAGTAGTTGTGTCTTCGTCGTCTTCGTCGTAGTCGTATTGGTTCGCCATTTAGGCACTCCCTTTTCTATAAGTTAACGCAGGCCACACCAACAGTCAGGGGAGAAAGTTGATGGCTCCTACTACCAGTCTAAGTACGTAGCGCCGATGCTGGTCGGTCGGGCAAGTCTATTAGAAGGTTCCTGAGGTGGAACCAAAGAGTGAATTCTTATCCACTCCAGATGAGCCTGAAAAGGCGTTTACTTCTTGCTGTTGAAGTTTCTTTAATTGGGCTTCAGCCTGGGCTCCACCTGCTCCGCCAAATGTTGCTGCGGTGAGGTTAGCCTGTTGCTGTCCTGCTGAACCAAACTGAGTCTTGTCGCCACCGTAGATGGCTGCTAACTTCTGCTCGGTAGGCAGTGCTTGGGCAACTGATTGGAATCCTTGTTCAGCCTGTCCTTGTGTAATGCCAAGTGCTGCATATTGTGCTGCAGTAGCCTGATCTACATTAACGTTCTGACGAGCACCTGCTGCACCAAATGTGGCAGTGGCTGTAGCGCGCTGTAGCAATGGAAGGGCTACATTAGGATCAAGGGCATGAGCAATCATGTCACCAGGTGTTAAGCCGTAGTATTGTTGAAGTGTACTGGTGTAGAAAGGATCTTGATTAAGAATAGATTTTGAAGCCGTGTTAATGCGATCCTGCAACTCTGTTGGAGCAACACCTCCAGCGATAAGGCTGGCAAAGTGTTGCGAGTTGTCATAGAAACCTTTAGGCAATCCAGAAGCCTGAATGATATTATTGTAAGAGTTCTCTGTAGCAATGTACTCGCTAGGGGACAAAGGAGACAAGCCCTGAGCGATACGGCCATTAGGTCCGTAGTTGCCAGCAAAGCGAGCATCCCATGCTTTTGCCAATGCGGCAACGCTTGGGTCAGATGACTTAGCAGATGCTGGGTCTTCAATCAAGGCCTGAATGGTTGGAGCATCGTAGTTCTTTTGAACTAGGCCAAGAATAGCATCGCTAATTGCTGTACCAGTTGAGGCATTCTGAAGACCATAACCTGAAAGGGTAGAGTCTAAAAGTTGTTTAGCATTCTGTTGATTAATTGATTTGTTAGCAGCGTCAAGTGCCGCTTGCGCATCGGCTGCTGCCTTGGCTGTTGCTGCTGCAGTATTGGCTGCTGCTGTTGTTGCTGCTGCCGTTGCTGCTGCAGCATTGGCTGTCGCCAAACCTGCGGCGTAGGTAGCGAATGCTCCCTGATCTGTAAATACTGTTCCATCAGAAGCAGTCCAAGTTTTACCCGTAGAACCTAGTGGCACTGATGATCCTGTCGATCCCGCTGGTGCTGCTGGTGCCGCGGGAGCAGGAGGTACTATAGGCGCCTGCCCAGCATTGTATCCAGCGGTATTCATAAATGAACCAGCAGCAGAATTATCTGTTAATCCACGATTACCATAATCTGTATCCGCAAATAAAGGAGTTGCAATTTGACCACCGTCAATTTCGTCTGCACTTATTCTAGCCATTATCCACCTGTTACCATTCCCATGTTGCGCAAGAACGTAGTCGCCGTATCCATAAGGCTGTTACGAGCATTGGTTGTCTGCAACCATTCTGGGCGCTGTTTAATAGATGTTATGAATTGATCTAGTGGGGTAGAGGTATTGCCATCACCTTGTAGGTGCTTGGTAATATCATAACCCAATCCAGTTGAAGCACCCAAGTCAATAGTGTCTGGGCTGACCTCGAGAAGGTTTGCTGCTGCGTTAAGGTATGGGCTAGCCAAAGCCTTGACAGACATGCCTTCCTTAATACGGTTTGCAAATGGCTTATATGTAGCCATAGCGGTCTGTTGCAATTCGTTCTGAGCCTGCTCTAAAGTCTTCGTTCCATCTTGGATCAACTTTGCAGTGTTAGCGTACCAGTCCCCAGAACCGCCCTGAGTTGCTGGGAGGTACATAGAACTAATACCCATGTCGCTTGCGTATTGCTTAAGTGTGTCAATGTTCTGACCGATGACACCAGCATAGATATTATTATCTGTCTTTGCTAGTGTTGTATGAGCAGAAACATATCTGTCAACAGTACCTTGATCTGGAGTATTGTTGTAATAAGAATTAAAGAAGGTGTTCATTCCGCTATGCTGGTCAGCATATGCGGCATCGATAGCCTTAGAGTCGATGGTTTTGCCATCGGCACTCATTGGAATGTAGTCACCAAATACGCTTGGATCTTCACCTTGACGAACGGCAGAATCCTTTAAGATCTTTAACTTATCGTTATACTGCTGAGCCCATGCTTGTTTGTTGTCATAGTAGGCAAGACTTGAGTCACGGTATGAAGCAGAAAGTTGATCCCATGGTTTTTGACCACTAGTAGGATCAACGTAATTTTTAACTTCATTTGTAAATTTTGTGGCAGTCCAACCATTGGTTGCCGCTTGGGTAAGAAGGTTTTTCATCCATGGCATAGTAAGCGCAAACGCGCCAATGCCACCGTACTGAGTAGCCCAACTTTCAATTGATTGCGGACCCTGCACACCAAAAGGAGTTTTCTTTACTGCATCAGCAAATGTTTGACCCTTTGGAACTGGCACAAATCCACCAGTCAAAGAAGTGTCTGCACCACCAGCAGAACCGCCAGTTGATCCACCAGTGGTCTTTGCTCCTGATGTCTTGGCGCCTGCTGCTGTTTGGCCTGGGCCAGGAGCGTTCATGCCTGTTACAATGTTGCCTTGAGCGTCTTTAACTGGCTTGCCATCTGCGCCAAATACTACAGTAGGGGCTACGCCACCAATGTTACCCTGAGCGTCTTTTGTAAGACCTTTGTCATAGGCTGCTGTTCCAGGAACAAGGCTGTTGCCATTGGCATCGTAACGAAGTTCTGGCTGTCCTGCGCTCGCTGCTGATCCAAAGTACTTGGCTTGGATTGCAGATGAGCCAGGGGCATCCATTTTGTAAAGTTCATCTTGCGCACTTGTGTAGTTCTTGAATACTTCCGCAAGGCCTTCTTTTGAAAGAGTGCCTGCTTGATACTTGGCAATAGCAGTCTTAAAAGTTGTAGCGGCTTCTTCTGCCTGTGTGTAAGCCTTGGCAAGTTGTGCTCGTGTGCCTTGATTCTCTGGGCTATTAACGTCAGAGGCTGGAGCCTTCTTTGTTGACTCTGCTTTTGGCTGAACCGCAAGCGCTCCCATTTGGGACAGGAAGGCATCTAAAGCAGTTGTATCATTAGCCATTGAATGATCCCTTCGATGAATCTGCAAGGTTCTTTAGGGCATCCATGTAAGTTCCCATAATGCGGTACTTGCTGGCTTCTGCTGTTCCTTGCAAAATGCTAGCAAAGAAAGCATCTGGGTTAATGCTTGTGCTAGTCATGGTGTTGGAACCAGACAAAGGTTTGCCAGTCTTTTCGTCGTAGACAAGGTTCTGAGTACCCTGTGTAGGGTTAGCCCTTTGGGCTGCAAGCAATTCTGCGCCGTATTTAGAAATCTCTTCGCTAGTAGCAAGGCGACCAAACAAAGACTGCATAACGCCATTAAGCGAAGCAACAATGTCTGGTTGTGACGATTGCTGAAGGTCTGTAATTGTTACAGTTTTAGGCTGGAAGATAGCCTGCATCTGACCGCCGCTTTGTTGCTGTTGAGCAAAAGCAGATGTTCCAGAAGGGGTGTTAGTGGCTGCCAAACCAGTAGATGTCTTGCCCATTATACCACTCTCTTAAATACGCCACTAATTACGTTTGCAAGTTCCGGACTCTTCAATGCCAAAGCATTAAGGTAGTCATTCCATTGAGTAACAACCTGAGCATAGCCTGGTGTACGACGCTGGTTATTGTCATACATGTTGGCTGCCAACTGAGCATGGTAGTCTTCATACGAAGCAAGAAGTTCCTTGATGCCAGGTACTACGTTAGAGTTTCCTAGTTGACCCTTGGCGCTAAGATCTTTGAGTTGGCTAAGGGCATACTGAGCATGCGTAGCCTTGGTAGGATTCTGATAGTCAGCATACCAAATTGGATTGCTTGCACCGTAGGTAGTAGTAAACTGCTTCCACTGTGCGTGGAGGTTTGCTATCTCAATACGATTGCCAGCCTTTTGGGCTGCAGCAAGTTGAGCCTGATAGTCAAGCAATGAAGGCTGTAGTTCAGCCCATCCCTTGGTGACATAGACAGCGCTAAGGAAGTCCTGTGGAGTTCTTGTCTCACGTAGGTGCATTGCAAGCAATGTCTTCTCTACTTTAAGAGCATCTGCAGTAGCAGCAGTCTGAGGCACTAGATATGCAGAAGCATATGGGTGCGACTGTAGCAAGTCTTTATGCGATGCTAACCATCCAAGGACAGAATCTGACAAAGGCATAGATGACCCGCCACTGCCTGAGACAGTACGAGATACAGTATAGGATGAGGCGTCAAGGCCTTCCTTGCCGTGCTCTTCCATGAACTTTGCAGTTGCTTCTGGTAGAGTCATTCCTAGGCCACCTTGTGCCTTAGGCAATGTCATCTGCAAGAACTCAGAACGGAATGTCTGTAGGTTCTTGGTGTAGTAATCATTGGTTACGTTAGGTGACAATGGAAGGAAGAATGCAAGCAAGCCCTTAACCATAAGGTTGGTCTGAGCATTGTGCTGGATACGATCAAGTACAGCCTGCTGTTCAGCAGGTGTCATTTGAGCGTAATGTTCCTTGTCCAATTGTCCGCTAGTTGCTGCTGCAGCAATGGCTGAAAGCATAGCGTTGTGAACCATAGACTCACGCTGGTTTGGAACCAAAGCGTTAAAGAAGTCACGGATAGACGAGTTAGGAATCATCGTGTCTAGGAAGTTTGTAGACATGTGACCAGATGAGTTTGGGTCAAATGGTGATGCGCCTGTTGCAAGGTTTGCTACGCGATCTGCAACCTTACCTAGACCCATGAAGTTAGGGAAGAGGTTGGCTAACTGAGATACAGCAGTATTTGCAAATGGGTTAACCGAAGGCATCTTGGTCTCTGGCAAAACAGAGAGAAGAGACTGGGTGCTACCTGTCACGGATACTGGAAGACCAGTATACTGACTGATACCAAGAGCGTCAAGGCCACGCGCTACAGCCTGTCCAAAGTGTCCAAGTATTGGGTACACAATGTACTGCTGTCCACTGGCATCTGTATGCACAAAGCCTGGGTTGTTCATGCCCTGCTGGATCATCTGGAAGTCACGGAATGCTGCTGGGTTGGTAAGCACCAAACGACCAGCACGCTTCATTGCCTGTTCCTGTGCAAAGTAGAACGGTGCAAAGTTACGGTGAAGCATAGCGATCTGCGAACGAAGTGCAGGGTTGTGAACCAACGGAATAATGTTGGCTACTGCTGCTTGCCCAGATAAGCGTAGAGCCTCGTCCTCGCTTAGCAGGCCAGCATCAAGGGCTGGCTTATATGCGCGATAGTTTTCATACAAGTAATGGTTAAAGATAGGCTCACGCGAGATGTGGTCAATGATTGGTCCAATGACGTTACGGTGACCTGCTTCAATAATCTTGTTAAACATGTTAGTTGTATCTGGGCGTACACGGCCAATGATCTTTGTAATGCTCTGATCGATAGGCTTTTCGCGCAGTACGTCTGCAGTAATATGCTTGCCATCTGCAATATTCTGGATAAGATCTGTGTGAGTTGTGCCATCAGCACCCTCTACAAGACCACGTACAGATTGTACTTGGTTAGCGGCAAACGATGCCGGCTTGCCAGAGTTAAGTCCTATCATGCGGTTCTTAAGATCTTCATAACGCTTAGGCATGTCAATAAGACGCTGCTCATGAAGTTGTTGAACTTTCAACCACTTTGCATCCATGGACATCTTGGCAAAACGACTGTTCTGATTAAGACGCATGTAGTCTGCAGCAATGTCCTTGCCGAATACGCTATCTGCCCAGTTATTGAGGTTTACCGCCCAGTGACCATGGTACTGTGGATGAGTGTAATCAAACAAAGCAAGAGGGTCTTGACCAGCCTTAACAGGCTTGCGCATAAGTTGAGCAAGGGTATTAACCTCATCCTCTGCGGCAGTGCTAAGTTTAGCAAGGTGAGTTGCAGTCATAGATGATGGGAGAATAACACCACTCATCTGTTGGTAACGGTTAATAACATCTAACTTATCAGCAGCAACATATGGAGCCATTTTGCGAGAGACATAGCCAATAGGACGTGGCAAGCCCAACTTATCCCAAAGACCTTCTTTGTCGCTGAGGTACTTTGTCATCTCGTTTTCTTTGACAATGCCTTTGCCACCCTCAGAAAGGGCTTTAAGATCTTCAGCAGTAGCGCCATCAGCAACAGCGTTAGCACGGTGCTTGATAACAGCAGCGACCATATCTGGACTGGTCATAAGGTCTTTGTCATAACGGCGTGCGTTAGCAGCAACAATGTTCTTGAGGTAGTTGCCTAGGCCATTACGCATGACTTCGTGCATGGCTTCACCAGCCGCGACACGGATACCAAAACCTGTTGTGAAAAGAGTAAGAGGGGCGAATGCTCGCTCTGTGTACCAAGTAAAGAAATCGTCAGCCTTGGAGTAAATGCGGTTATAAGCGTTAGCCTCTTTGACTGCTTGGCGTAGTTGCTTAAAGTCGATAATTCCTGCTCCACCAATTTGCTTCTCGTGGAGTGCAACCATTGCTGGATCCTGTGGGATAACATTTCCCTTGGAATCAATTTTGTCAACCATCTCAGTGGCTGGAGTTACGTTACCGCCAACTGTTTGGCCGTATGCCTTAAGTTCATTGTGACCTGCAACGTGCGCTCGCTGTGCTTGTGACATGACGTTACGGACTACGTTGGCATCTTCGCTTACACCAGCAGCCTTAGCAACTTCTTTGACAAGGTTACCGTAGGCAGTATTAAATGCAGCATCATTAGTCTTTGCGTATTTCATGACATTAGCGGCTGCTTCTAGGGCAGCATCGCGCCCCATAGCATAACGTGCCATGTTATAGATAGTTACGCCCAAATCAGGGCTATCAATATCAAGCACTTTGGCAGATTGCTCCATCAAAGTACGATTAAGATTAAGTGCGCGGTAACCTGTAAAGGTTCTTACCTTACCAGCAAGAGCGTTCCAGGCACTATAAGTACCATCCGCTTCCTTGCTATATAGGCCACCTGGCATGCGCATATATGCTTGCTCTGCGCCAGTATCCTTTGTAATGCCACCATTGACATCAAGGAAGTTGCCATTCTCGTCTTTGACAGCAACCTTTTTAGGTACAATAAGGTTCTTTGTCTGGTCAAGCGTAGGATCGCCTGCCTTCTGTAAAAGGTTGTCAATTCCTTTGCCATACCAAGAGCGAGCAAGGGTCTGAGTAGGCAATACAAGGCGGTTAGCCATACCTGCTAGATCACCCTTAGAATTCATCTCACGAAGGTAAAGAGAGTCACCAATTACGCTAGCAACCTTTTCAGGTGTGTTTGCTTTAGCAAGTTTCTTTGCAACTGAGAAAGAAAAATCTGAGCCAGGAAACAATGCCTGGATAGCAACAGGGTTAGTTTCATCGGCAATAGTCTGAGCAGCGCGATAAAAGTTTCTAGCCGTTGCAGTAAATGGGTTAAATGTGTTACCTAGTTTGCCAAGAAGGCCAGCATTTGCAATGCCTTTGCCCTGCTCAAGCACCATCTGAACGCCTTCAGAACTGTACTGAACGCCAGAGTTTTTGAAGATAAAGTTAGTAAAAGCGTCAGAAACGTTGGCTAGTTTAGAGTTAACAACAACGCCAACTTGCTTGCCATCTGCGGTAGCAACGCCTTTGAGGAATTCTCCACGCTTGAGGGCTGAGGCTAGTTTGCCTACGCCAACAACAGGGTCTACTGTAAAGTCAAATCCCATATCTGTTAAGCCAGATACAGTCTGTCCCCAGCCATGCTGAGTGTCAGATAAAGACTTGAGTCCAGGAACCTTAGATAGAACATCGGCCACTACTTGACCTGGGTTCATAATAAAAGTAGGATCGCTTGACTGAGTGAAAGGCTTCTTCCAGTCAGGAATAACGCGACCAAGTACTTGGCGTTCTGTCATACCTGCAAGATCTGCACCAAGAGTAGCACCAAAGGCGGTACCTTCTGGACCAATTGCTGATCCAAGGACTCCGCCTGCTACTACACCTGCTGTGGCTAATAGGCCTTCGCCTAGTCCACGGTCTTTGTAAATAGCGCCAATAAACTTAAAGTCTTTTTGCATCTCTTGCAATGGCTTATTAGCCCAACTTGCAACAGTGCTAAATCCTGGTACAATGTGACCGATACCGTGAATAACATTTGTAGCAAGATTGGCTACGCCACCAAGGGCATCAGCCCAAATTGAGTGCGTGTTATAAAGATTCTGATGTTGTACAATTGCATTACCAACAGCATTTGCGCGGCTAGTATGGTCTAAAGCATCAACCGTTGCTGGGTCAGCATTACCACTGATTAGATCTGAAGTAATCTCAGGAGCCTGTGTTGCCATCCAAGGATGTTGTTCAACAATGTTGTTGGCTGTATTAACTGCTGCCTGTGCAGGAGGCTGAACTCCTGGCTGAGGAGGTAACTGGTTGGCCGTAGCCATAGATTAACCCCCTAGTTGAGAAGCAAGTTGTTTAAGTTGTGGAGAAGCGTCTGGTCGTGCTGCTAAAGTTTGAACGGCTGCTGCGCCTGTCGCTCCACCCTGTTGCATTCCTTGCATTGGGATACGAAGCGCTTCTGGCCCTGGGCCAGGTCCTGCTGCTGCGCCTGCTGTAACTGGTTCGTTAGGGCGCATAGTTGGTGCGGTAAGTGGAATTACTTGGTCTGCAGGCGATTGCATTTGCTGCGGATTGCTCTGCATTGGTTGTGGTGCTGGTGTTGGTGTTGCTGACATTGGAGCCGCTTGTTGAATTGGCAGTAGCCCAGCATCTCCATAATCTCCGCCAGCAATGTATCGGGCGGTCTGCTTAGAAGCAGGGCCGCCGTCAACACGTTGCGACAGAGGACCGGGGCCTGACTGCACTGCGGGTTCACTTGGTTCTCGATATCCGCCAGATGGCATCAGTTTCCCTTTCTCTTAATTACGCTTTCTTAGATCCGCCGAAGCCCTTTGGGCTAGCGTTGTAAAGAATCTTTGATGGCATTGGATCTGAAGCGCCCTTCTTAGCCTGCATTGCTGTTGGCTGAGTTGGGGCTGATCCGTGACCGCCCTGATTCTTTGGCTTTGGTACGTTAGTTCCGTATGCCATTGTATCTCCTATAGGTTGTTTTATACTCGAGTTTGCCGACTGATGCCAGCGCTTAGCCGTGGATTTCCCGATTGGTTCATCCCTGCTAATAATTGTTCCATTGCTGGTGGTTGCCCAGAAGAGGCCCCTGGTGGAGCAGATGTGGGTCCTGGCGCGCCTTGAGGCGTCTGCCCAGGTTGTGGCTCAACACCAGGGGGACCTTGCGGTGCAGGTTCTGGCGCAAACGCCTCCTGTACCAATTCTTCAATTTCTTTACCTTCTTGACGGCCTTTAATAACTTGAGCCATAGAAGAAAGAATCTTTGAAGGGTCTTGACCCTGCATTACCATCTGTGGAAGAGCGCCTGCTAGTGCGCCTAGCATTGCTACTGTTGCATCACGCAACTCTTCTACCTGAATCTGTTGAGTTTCCTCGGTAATATTTAATTCCCAAGGGAGGTTTCGCTGTAGGAAATCTCTTGAGATGAGTTTATCTCCTCGTGCTTGGAGACCAAATACGAGTGCACGATTGGGATCAAGCCCAGCCATAAGACCGTAAGTAACGTCACAGTGGTAGTCACCATTGATATCCTTCTTAGCGGTATAGGTAATTTCATAAGGAGCGCCAGCATTGATGCCGCGAACTTCCTTTGATACATTTGGCCAGTAAGTTTCATCCATCTTAAAGCAGATGTACATGACCTTACGGAAGGTATCTGCTAGTACGGCCTGTGCTGTCTTGATCTGGGTATCAAATCCACCCATCAAAGATTGAACGCCCTTGCCAGTTACGATAGATCCTGACTGCTGACCTAAGCGACCCTGTGGATAACGGGATCCAACCATAAGTTCGTGGTCAAGTTCTTGACCCTCTTGGAAGATTCCGTTAGGAATATTAAGTTCTACACGACGAATTTTCTCTGGGTTGGCTGAGCGGATAGTCGCATCTGGGCCAATCTCTACAGTATTAACGTCGTTAGGCAAAGCAAATGGTGCTTGAACGGACTTTTGCGCTGCCTCAAGGGTGAGGTTTGCAAAGCGACCACGGGCAACCTGTACCCACATGATGTCATCGAACTGACCACGCTGGGTTTCATCGTCTACGCCAGGGCGTACAGCAATAACAACTGGGATCTCATCCATGAAATTCATGGCATGAACTAGCACAAGGTTGTTGCGCTCAGGCAAGAATAGGAAGGTTTGATCCTTATCCTGGTAGCGGTACATCTCCAACTGACGCTCTGAGGTGCGCTTTTCGTACTTATTACGAATAAGAGCCTCATGCTCAGGGAACTGGTTGATTAAATCACGCACAGTTTTGAAGTAGCGCTTGGTATAGGAGATCAACTTGCCGAATCTGTCAAACTCTGGGTATGCCCCAAGAGGTGACTCAATACGGATCATTGGGCGCTTACCCTCTTCATCTGGTTCGATGATGAATGGCAGCATGCCAAATGTGATGTAGTAATCTGCGCCAGAGTACATCTTGGTCTGCAGATTGCAAGCATCACGGTAGCCAGCAGCGATCATGGTGCGCTTATCAGCGGCTTTGCGGGCGCGATCGTTGTTGACATTGTTGGTCATGCAGGAAAAGGTTGGCAGTGGGGCTATGACTTCTGCAATGTCCCGCGCTGCCACATCGATGAAGTTCGAAACCATAGGCTTCGGATAGTCATCGGAAAACAATTGTGGAAATACGTTCTGGATGTCACCCTGACGGATTGACATAAGATCCTGCCAACGGGCATCACGACGGTGGTTGTGAGTACGGATCTTACGAACCTTCTCACTCACCTCATCAATGGTTAAAGCCATTATAGATATCCTCCGTTAGCAGCAACTCGTTGCTTCATTTGTTCCCAATCGTCCAGTTGAATAACCTGACGCTTGGCTAGATCGCCACGAGTGGCATATGGGTTCTTAATCCAAGTATCTTGGTAGGCTCCCATTTGGTTGATAAACTGGCGCATCTGCGTCTCAGCAAACCACAAGGCCATGGGACCGTCTTGCTTGTTTTTAGTTCCTGGAGACCAGGTAACCAACTGCTCAACTAGAGCCTTCATTGATTCATCAGAAGTTCTAGGTAGGTCAATGAGATTATCTCCCATATGTTGACCGCGTTCATCAACGTGGCCAAAGAGGCCGGCCATTGATGCCACGCCATACTCGCCATCCATCTTATTAGCACCTGTATAGTGATGAACTAACCTGATGCCTCGGCTGGCAAGAAAAGCGTTAATCTCTTCGTCCTGAGTAAGGAACAACTGAAACGCATTTTTTTCAATTACCCAGACTTTAGGATTGTACTTAAACGTCCACTCGCGGATTAACTCGCGGATCTTGGCTGGGGTTGGCGCGGTCATCTTAGATGCTTCTAAGACAAAGCGCTTCTTGCTCTCCGTGTCACCAGCGTAGGCAATACTGAAAGTATCACCAGACATGGCTGGGTCCATAGAGCAAATAATGTACGGTGGGCGCGTAAGGTGTGGGTGACCTGGCGCATCAGCAAGTAGCGGGCCTGGGGCGCGCATGCCTGAGATAGATCCCTGAACCGCTTCGCGGTTAAAGACTGCATCTGAGGATACATCCTGCTGTTGGTAAACCATTGCCCACGTACGTGGATCTAGGATTGCACGACGTTTCTTAAGATGCGGGCCGTCCCAACGAGGGAAGAGGCCGTTCTCATCGGCAGGGGTTGGATCCTTAAGCCATGGTCGGTCAGACTTAGGCCATAGGGTAACCCAATCCTCAGGATCCTCAGCGGACTCCAAGATGGCTGGCATAGCCAGATATGTCCAAGGTGACTCACCCTCTGGGTAACGGGTTGGGTCGCGTAGGACTTTATAAAGATCAATAGGATCCACACGGGTTCCTACAACGAGCAACTTGGAGAATGGACCTAGACGGGTCACACAGTCCTGCTGAATCCAGCGAAGATGCTTCTCGTACTCATTAGCGTTAGACAAGACGACGCAGTCGTCAAGAATAATAAGATCAGAACGAGCACCGTAGATGTGACCACCAATACCCAAGGCCTGGATCGTAGGATCCTTTTCGGCTGAGTTACGGGCTAGGTAGATTTCTGTGGATGTCCACTTATCGGCCGTGGCTTTCCATCCCTCGACAGGAGCGAAACGCCGCTGGAGTTCTGCCCAGGTTGGGTTAGTAAGTCGCTGCTTGACAGCGTAAAGGAATTCAGATGCCATGGTCTGGGTCTTGGATACGATCTTAATACGAATATTGGGATCGGTACAGACGCGATAGGTCACATAGTCGATTGAGACGGTCATGGACTTGGCGTGGTCAGGTGGCACGTTTACTAGAACGTACTGGGGTTCGCCTGGCTCATAGGTCATATTGGGGTGAATCCACCGAGGTTCCTTGCCATCCAGAAGATCAGTGATGTTTAACTGGTGGGCAAAGGTTTGAGACATGAGGTACTTGGTACGAAATTCCTCAAAGGTAATATTGGCGTCCTCGCCTAGAGGCACGCCGTCTCTCTTTTGAATATCTCGGACTAAATCGATAGCCTCTTTAAATTGAGGGTCGGTAGAGCGGTAGTACTCATAGGACTTGACCGACTTACCTGCTGCCTTACAGGCTGACTCTACGGTTTCTCCTGCTTGGATGAGATCAATGATGATCTGCTTGGCTTCTTTGGATGACCGTTTGGCGCCCTGGGCGACGGTATATTTATGGCTGGATGTGGACGCCACTGGATACCTCACTTTAGGGGCTGGTTTTGGGTAAAAGGTTGGGGTTCTGTTTTTGGACAGACGGGGGTTTATATGTATATATTTAATATATCAATTAGATATATATTATAGCAAAGCGTGTAGTTCAAACGGAACGCTTTGCGTTCAATAATTAATTTATATATACATATAAGATAACCTGTATATTTGATATAAAACCGACTTTTATTTTGATGAATTATTAGAATGTGATGTAAATCATATAGATTATGGTATAGTATGTCCTATTTTGATATATATTATAGGGGGGTCTATATTTATAGAAATTATTTTGATAGATACTCACTCATTCACCAACTCATAATTAAAACCCCTCGGGTCAAAAGTAGTTGAATCCTCAACTATTGAACTTTCAATCATTGAATCTTCAATTATTCTGGCGATATTCCGCCGGAATCGGCGGTGAATCTGGGGTGTCTTTCATTTATTCGAGCGACTATCAAAAGGACATCTATGGGGGGGGATATTCGAGAGAGATCAGACCGAGCAGACCCAGAGAGGAGAGGAGATCGAGCAGACCAAAGCGCGGGGAGATCAAGCGCGAGAGGGTTAGCACTTAGACCCAGAGAGTGCTAGACTTATCCACAGAAGTTATCCACAATGTGCATAACCCTGTGGATTTTAATTCATCTTCTGTTCACCGTACGGGATACCGTACGAGTTGAGAATCTCCCCGAATCGTGTACGCTGAGGGGGTGGACATAAGTTCACACCTACCGATCTCGAAAGGATCAGACCATGTCAGCAAAGACCGCAAC